GCCTCAACAGTTACTGCGGTTTCTGTGAATGAGCTAACTCTCATTTCTTGGTAACCAATTGATTCGTTACCGATTTCTAATACATCGCCTGCGGCTAAATCCATTAGGTTTTGTGTATTAGCTGTTTCAAATTGAACGTTAGAAGAGTTAAAGTTAATAACCTGATCTAATGTTACGTCTGAAATTTTATTTGTTGGAATTCCTGCTACCGCAACGAATGGATTTTCGAAACCGGTTGAAGATACCCAAGCAACTTCTAGTGAGTTACCAAGCTCACCTTTATACTTCGCTTCGAAAGCACCGTAGGTACTATCATCTGAAACGACGTCGTTGTTTGCATCAAGTGTGATGTCTAATGTTGTGCTGTTAGCTTCGGTTGAACCATCGTCTGCACGAACAACATACAGTGCATTTGAATATGATAAGTAATCAGCAGCTGTAAAAAATGTTTCGTAATTGTCATCATTAGGGGCGCCAAAACGGTCTACGAGTTGGTTTTCTGATGATAGCAATAATGGTTCGTTAGTCGGGCCCCACCTAAATACACCAGCTATTGCAGCAGGTGGATTTGAGATGGCTGGTACTGCCTGAGAAGCATCAACTTCCCGAACTATAACAGAGGGACTTACGGAAAAAGCCATATTTTTCTCCTTTATGTATTGAAAACGCGTTAATCTTGTTTTTTTATCTATTTCTTACTGTTCTTATTTATAAAAAATGGTATTCTATATAATTACAGCACTAAGCCGTCATCTTCATAATAAAAATCTTCGCCAGTATCAACAAAGCCAAAAGGCAATAATTCTTCCTCAATTTGTTCTTCTGTCTTTTCTCGTAACTTAACAAGTGTATTTATGTCAGTCATATCTTTAAAATACGCTTGTTCAACCATCCATGCAAACAGAACAAGGTTCATAACCAAATCGTCGTGAAATCCTGACTCTGCTTCATATGAGTTTGCTTTTTTAGAAAAACGGCTAATTTCTTGTATAGTATCATAATCTTGTATAATAAGTTGGTTTTGCTCAATTAGCATTTTAAGCATGCTACATCCAACTGCCTTAACGTTTTTAGTTGTTCTTATTCCATTATCTACTTTTTTACCAAAACCGCCAGTAAGTATTTTACCAGCTCTTCCATTGTTTGTGGTGTATAATATATTTTCATAACCATAATCCATTAAGAGAACATCAGCAACCTGTTCTCCAATATCGTTAACCTCTATTAAAACAGCAGCGGTATTATATACTTGTCCTATTCTAAAAACAACTGATGCAAAATCAATTGGTCCTACCATGTTATCTCTAAACATTGCCACTTGTTTATATGGCATTTCTGTAATATCAATTACTGAAAAACATGAATAGTCCAAACCTTTACCACGAGCAACATCGACTGTCATAGAATACTGACGATCTTTTATTGGCTTTTCGTATTGTAAAAAACCATCTTGTTGTCCTATTGGTACTGAATGTAATAACTCTTTTAGTTTCCAACCTGCAATAAGAGTACCAGAACTACCTAGGAACTGACAACAATATTCTTGGTTGAATTTTTCTTCGTCGTGGTCTAATGCTTCGATTGTTTCCTTACGCCATTTTTCATCACGACCTGGAACATCGTGCCACATAACTTCTTCGTATTCATAACCGTTTGTGCCTTCTTTTGCGCCAGTACATGTTTTCCAAAAATGGTTTAATCCATTCGGTGTAGAAGTCATTAAAAGTTTTGTTGACTCGCCAGACGAGATAGTAGGATAAACAGATGCGAAAAATTCGTCGTATCCTTCGATGAATGCAACCTCATCAAGGTATAGAAAATTAACAGACTTACCACGAATAGCACTCGACGACGTAGTACCAGCCAAAACTTGACACCCATTTTCAAGTGCAATGTTTCCTTTGTTCCATTCTTCAACCCCTTGTTGCAGCCATTTAGGTAATGATTCAAATGCAAGTTTGACTCGAGCCATTACTTCTCGGGCAGCATCACCTTTATTAGCTAGGATAGCAACTGTTTTAAATTCATTAAATAAAACGTAATGTAAAATAATAGCCATTGCAGTGGTTGTTTTACCAGACTGCCGAGCCGTCAAAACAGCCAAACGTCTATTATCAGTAATTTTTCGAGTAATATTTTCTTGGTAATCGTACATTTCAAATGGAACTAATCCCTTATCAACATGTACAATTTTAATATAATTCTTAGCAAAGTAAATAGGATCCTTTGCACATTTCATATACTCTTGTAAAAGGTCAGGCGACCATTCTATTTCTTCACCAATCTTTTTAAGATGTTGGTTTCCTAAATAACCGTCACCCATTTTCAGTATCTTTCAACATTTTTAATAAATCCGCGGTGGATACAATCAAGTTATTATTTACTGTGTTGGTTTGCGCAGCCTCTTTAGGTGCATTTATTTCTTCTTGTGCAAATTTCTTTTTAGTTGAAACATCAGCAAAATCTTTATTGGCGTCTAACATCGTTTTCATCAATGTGGATACAACCTCGAATGCTCTTGGTTGTTCTGACTGTTTTGCAATCTCAAGCATTTCTCTTACTGCTTCATTTCCGATTTCAATAACACCTTCAATGTTTTCGCGAACTTTTGCAAGATCCTTTAGATTTTCGTCATCTTCATTGTCAGTTACTATAGCTGGAAGTATTTCTTCAACAACTTCAACTGGCGTAGCAGCCAGTTCCTCTTCTCTGATTTCTGAAAGTGGCCTCAATCCGAGATTTTCAGCTATTTTATCATTCATATTATTCACTCACTATGGTTTTAATAATACCCCAGTTGTCATCAAACTCAATGTCTTGGTATGGAATTGATCCAAAGTCTGGAGACGATATAGTTACTGCAGGTGGATTTCTATATCCTAAACCTGCGTCGGTTATAGTTATTGATTGTATATCTCCGTTATTACCAACATTTGCTATGGCAGTTGCCTGAGTCGATGTTGGCGCAGATACATTAATTGAAGGAGCGTTCGCGTAGAACTTTCCTGGACTATTTATTGTAATTGAGTCTATGACTCCATTTACTAATGTCGGTGTTAATGAAGCAGCAAATGTTGACGGAGTATCGTCAGGCGCATCAATCGTAACAGCTGGTGCTGTAGTATACCCAGATCCACCAGAAGTAACATCAATAGAAATTACTTCGCCGTCTGTTGCAGTGATTGTGGCTACAGGAAGATCCTTATCAAAGTTACTTGTAAATAAATCACCGGTTCTTGCAGTGGTTGGGATCGTATATGAATCACCACTAGAAGCAGTAGGCATATCACCGGTTGTTTCCCAAGTTACGTTATCTAAATATCCAAGGAAACTTCTGTTAGCTCCATCAAATACTGATTCATTACCTTGAGCATCACCAGCTCGATATGTATGTCCTGGGAATGCAACGTTACCTGCACCACGCGTTTCTTGTGTGCCATATAAACCATTAACATTAATACGAATAAGATTTGTATAATGCTCTACCTCTACGTGGTTCCATTGATTAACAATTAAGTTAGTATCAGAAGTAACAACTGGCGCACCACCATATTGGAACCTAACGTTACCTGTATCAGCGGTAAAGAATATTTTTGTAAATGGCGCAAAGAGTACTGACATTGGATTATTACCACCTGGGAAAGAGGTTGGGTAAATCCAAAACGATACTTTATATCCAGTATTGGAATTAAAATAACCAGAGAATGAATGTAAAGTCGTAACATCGTTTTCACTACTATGAGCTAATGCATCATCACCAAACTTAAACTCTGCAGCCACGTTTGGTGGAGGTGCTATTGAAAACGTTGGATTAGTATAGAAATTGCCTGGATTTGATATAGATACGTTAGCAACAGAGTCGCCACTTAATGTAGCAGTCGCGGTAGCCGTTGTGATAGGGCTATCTGGGAGCCCTACAGACACCGTTGGTAGATTACTGAAGTATCCTCCACCATCATTGATCGTTATATCAGATACCGCCCCGTTTGTTATCGTAGATGTTATATCTGCGTTTGCTACATCAGGTGCCCCGATAGTAACAACCGTATTTGCATTGTAGTTTTCACCATCATTAGTTAACGAAATGCTACTTACTGATCCTGTGGTTAAAGCCGATACAGCAGTTGCCGTTTCACCTACATCAGTTATTGGAGTATTTGCTGATGATAACCCAGGACGAATATCAATACCTTCTAGGAACGGCGAATTAGTATCAGTACCATTGAACATATCAACGTCAACGAATTTAATAATCTTTTTAGTTTTTTCTGGCCCAAAGTAATAACCTCTGAGTGTAAAGGTAAGTGTATGTAAAACCATTTGTCTTTCATCAAATGCACCTTCATAAAGATCCTCGATTGTTACGCTATTTAAAACAATAGGTATATCAATGGGATCCAAATCTGGTATCATCTTGGCACCAACAGTCCAGTCTGGTGTAAAGAATGGTATAATTTGTTCTAAGATTTTGGTAGCATCTTCTGAATACTTTGTCATAATGTATAAAGAAAAATCTAAATTATATGGTACAGGGTTATATACATAAGGTCGAGCGTCATCTGTTTCTGATTTACCACGTTTAATCATTTTACCTGTCGTAGTTAACTTACGCTGTGGATCATATGAAATGTTTTGTATTTCAAAAGACATTCTTGGTAACGTCATTGCAGGACGACGACTATTAATCAAATCAGGATCTGCAGTTACTCTTGCTAATATTTTTTGATATGGTGCATAGGCTAATGGCACAATCATTTCTTTTTTGAGAACACCAGCGTTATCATGTCTTTGGATCTTTAACTGATTAAACAGTGTTCCAAATAACGCTACGTATTTTCTTGTAGTTGAATTATAAAAATAATTTGCGATTGCCATATTGTTAATCCTGTATAGAAATGTTTTCGCTGAATGGGTCCATTTCAGAGAAGTCTAATATATCATCTGCTTGATCCTCAAAATCAAAGTTATTAGCAAGTGGGTCAACACCTTGTAATGATGTAAGAGATGTAACCGT